CCGGAGTTCGGCGTCTGAGTTGCGACTGCCTTTGCGGCATCCTCTGCTTTTTGCTCCGGAGTCCTCTGGTCGAATGGCCCCATGTCCCCGGGTTTAGGAGGTCCGGAATTGGGAGTCTCCGTCGAGATGACCAATGGGCCGGAGTTCGGCGTCTGGGCTGCGGCTGCCGCGTCTGCCGCTCTTTGCTCTGGAGTCCTCTGGTCGAATGGCCCCATGTCCCCGGGTTTAGGGGGTCCGGAATTGGGAGCCCCACCAGTCAATATGCCCAATGGGACGGTGCTCGGCGTCTGGGTTTGGGCAGCTGCGGCTGCGGCTGCGGCTGCGGCTTCGGCATCCAGCTGGGCCTGTACTTCGGGCGATGCCCCCGCTGCCTTTGCTGCTTCGGCTGCGTCCCTAGCTCGTGTTGCCGCTGTCGCATTGGCGGCTACGGCTCCGGTAATGATCAATCCAGTGATCGGATCAACCGGGAGAGGAGTGATGGAGATGTTGCCATTTCCCGTACCGAAGATGCCCTCTCCGATATTCGTGATGACGTTGCGGGCACCGGTTATAGGATCGCTGACGATTTGCCCTATTCCTGTGGCAGCAGAGCCTATGACGTCGATGGGGTTGCCGATTGTAATGGGGGGCGGTCTCCCCTTAGCGACCATATCGGCAATCTCCTTCTCCGCCTTTGCATCAGCAGCAGCTTTTTCTCTCGCTTCGTATTCGGCTCTTTCACGGGCTTCGAACTCCGCAGTTCCTACAACGTTAGGGTCTTTGTTGATCGGGATGATCAAGCTCGGGTTTCCGATGGTGACAGCATTCGGTGGAGAGAAGATGTTTGGACCTGAGCTGCCGCCATCACCCTCGCCATCGCCATCGCCCTCGCCTGCACCGCTGCCTGCACCGCTGCCTGCATCACCGCCTCCGAGACGTGTTAAGGGTACGAAGAAAGGGTCCATTACGATGGTGCCGTCACCCTCCGCTTCTTTTGATTTTGCCAGACGTGCTTTCTCTTCCTCGATATCTGCCAGACGTTTATCTTCCAGCAGGCGTGCTTTCTCTTCCTCGATAGCTGCCAGACGCTCTTTTTCGTCCTCCTCGTAGGGGTCGAGGATCTCTCCTGCGTAGTATTTTTGCCAGTTGGGCATGTTAGGAAGTGACGCCCTTGATGACTGCGAAACTAAGGACCAATGCCTCAGAAAGGGAGCCAGCGGTTTGATTGTTTGTGATGTACAATGTCGCAGCGCCTGCACCGCAGGAAACATTGAACACGTAAGCTCCGATAGTGCCGCCTGACTTGTGATTGATAATCACTACATCTGTAGCGGCAATCTTACTGTTAGTCCAAACAGCTGAAACGACGGTTGCATGGCCCAATGAATCTGCGGCAGTGGTGATCTGACCACACATAGCGTTCAAAGTGAACGCAGTAGCCTTGCTGGTCGCTTGAGTTACAGTGCCCCCGGCACCCGTGTAAAAGCCCAGACCGGTGACCGTCGTATCCACAGCTTCGAAGTTGCCAGCACCGGCAGTAGAACGAGCAAGGAACGTGTTGTTGCCCGCCGCTGCGACAACTTTGGCAAGAGTCACTGCATTATTCGCGAGCTTGCCCGTCGTCACTCCAAGGTCGTTGATCTTGGCAGTGGTAACCGCGAGGTCGTTGATCTTGGCGGTGGTAACCGCGAGGTCCGCAAGTTTGCTGGTGATGATCGAGCCATCCGCAATGGTCGTCGCAATCACCTCGTTGTTCCCAAGTGTCACGGAGGGCGTGCTCAACAGGTTGAGCTTGGTGAAGGTGATCGGGTCGGTGGTCCCCGTGAAGGTGTAGCCGGGTGATACAGATGGCATGGTGGTAAGTGTTAGACTTGGACGAGACTGCTCCGTTGGCCAGTGTGATTCTCAAAGCCGATCCCGCGAATTTTAATGATCCCCGTGGTGTTGGTGATGTTGAGCCATGAGAGTCTCCCCTGTCGCCGGGTGATAATGGGGAACCGATAGTCCTGCGTCATCTCCGGCTGGAAGCCCGTACCGCATTGCAGTCCGGTGATGGGCAATCCCGGCGTCGACCCTGCGGCCAAGGGGCCAGTGGAGTAGTCCTTCCGGTAGGCCCGGTTGAAGTCGTCGTTGACGTTGGTCTGGTCGTAGGTCGAGTCGTTGAACAACCAGCTCTCTGCCCGGGTATAGGTCTGGTCGGTCAGAATGGTGGAGCTTTCCGAGGCTCCATCGGTGTAGGTGGTGACGCTGAAATCCGGGCGATTGGTGCCAAGGTCGACCCACATGCGTCGTTGGGTGGCGTTGTTGCCCTCAAAGTTGTAGGCCCGGGAGGTCAGCGAAGTGGCGATGTCTGCCACATTCGTCCCGCTGATGTCGTTCTGCCCCTCGCCGGTCACAAAGATCTGCCCATCCTCAGTGATGGCGTGCAGTCGTTGCGGCCCGAGATAGTTCGCGACGGCCCAGCCTTGAATACCCATGGAGAAGGAGGACGCAAAATTCCATTCCCCAAACCAGTTCTCGGTGACGAAATTGTAGACAAGGACGGTGTTGCAGAAGACCGCATTATCGAGGGGGACTGCCACGAACAGCTTGTTGTCGAAATAGGCCATGCTCACCTTGTAGCCGTAGTCCCAATTCACCCGCTTGAGGAGGCTGGAGATGTTGCGCGAAAGAGGCAGGGTCTTGTGCTGGACCGAATTGTTGGTGGCGGTCAGCGTGATGAGGTTGATGTTGCGGTCGCTCATGTAGACCACGTCGGGTCCGACCGAGACCACTGAGTTGATGCCGATGCACCCGACCTGCCGCGTTATCTCCGTAACGGTTACATCGTCCAAAGCCCCTTGCACGTTTTGCAGGACCAAGATGGACTTGTTCTTGAAGACGAGAAGGCTGTTCTCTCCAAACGGATACGTCCTTACCAGATAGTCGGACGACCCCTTGTTCAGGTTGAAGTTGTTGGCGAGGTCGTCGTAGGTGTTGAAGTCCAGCGTGTCCGACGCCGCGACTTCGTCCTTCCCGTCGATCACCCACAACCGGTCTTGATAGTAGGTGGCCTGACTGCTGTTGGGGATATTTGAGAATCCGGGCAACGGAGTCGGGGTGGGGACGGCGACAAACGTCGTGTTCCAATCCCCGTTCCAGTAGATCGGTGCCTCATCCGGGCCACGGAACAGGTAGACGAGATTGTTGCACTGGACGATGGTAGACTGGTTTGAGACCGTGAAGGAGCCCAGTGAGATGGTGTGGGGGGCTCTGCCGTTGGCGTAGAATCCCACCGAGGTATTGCCCACCAGCATGATCCACTGAGAGCCCGGGTCCGTCTGGTCGGAGTAGACCCCTGAGGCCCAGACCGTGACGGCGTAAGAGGTCATCACTTGCGTGCCCGGAGCACCGGAGTCATCGGAGACTGCGACGAAAAGCCCGTTCCCGTAAGTGACCGCAGCCCATGTTGGACCGGCAGCCCCGACCCGTGACTGCCAGTCGGTGCCATTGTAGGAGGTCATCACGCCGTATCCGCTTGAAGCCAGCGAAACTGCCACGAACCGGTCGTACCCGAAGGTCACCGATTTATATCCGTCATTGTCGGGCGTGGTGCGGGCGGTCCATGTAATGCCGTCGGGCGAGGACATTGCCCGCTGACTCCCAAAGTCACCCACGGCCACGAATATGCCATCTCCGTAGGCGACACTCTGCCAGTTCGATGCGGCGGCAGTTCGCGAAGTCCATGTGATGCCGTCGTTCGAAGTTGCCGCCACCCCATTCCCGCCACTTCCGCCGACAGCGACAAAAAGTCCGTTCCCGTAAGTGACGTCTGTCCAGAGGGAAAATGCCAAAGACGTACTGGATGCCCATGTAATGCCGTCAGTCGAATACATCGACCGCGCAGCCCCACCTTGAGCCACTGCAACGAAACGCCCTGCGCCATAGGTCACCGCGATCCAGCTACTGTCTGCGGCAGAGACTCGGCTCGTCCATGTGATACCGTCGGGCGAAGTCATCACCCGGTCGCCAACACCTGAGGTAGATACCGCAACAAAAAGACCTTCGCCAAAGGTGACCGAAAACCAAAAGTTTGTAGTAGCGGGAGTGCGGGCGGTCCAAGTGCTCCCGTCGGGCGAGGACATCACCCGAGTTCCCAGTGGCTCTACCGCTACAAAGGTGCCGTTGCCGTAGGCCACGGATTGCCAATAACCATTCTGAGCTGATTGCGAGATCCAAGCACTGTCGAACGGAGCCGCACCCAAGCTGGGGAGGCAGACAAACCCGCCACGGGTGACGGCGTCCTGCGTGGTGAAGTCCATGTTGACCGCTGACTGGACTTGGCCGGGACCGATGTTCTCCGGTGCGTCCCAGTCGTTAGACCCTATGAGCGAACGATCCCCCTCGATGAGAGGGGGATCGTCGGCCTGTCCATAGGAGCGATAGCGGTTCATGGGTTACCCCATCAGGACTTGGCGAGATTAACCCGGATGGCCTCAATCTCCTTTTTGACGGAGTCGATCTCTTCCTTCGCTTTCGCCAGCTCGTTGATGAGCAGGTTCACGTTCGTCTGGGCGAGTTCGATGGCGATGGCTGATTTGTATTCGTTGGTCGTCATGGTTAGATATTCAGGCTTGCGTCAGACCGAGGTTGGTCGCGAGGCAGGCGAGCTGATACGCTTCGTCGGGGTTGGTGCGACCCCAGTTGGCCCACTGCGCAGCGGTCATGGCCTCGTTACCAGAGGTCAGCGTGGTCGTGGAGTAAACCGCCTCAACCGCAGGCACCTCAGGGGTGTCGTCGGTGGCCGGGATGGCGGGCGTGGCCGGGGTGACGAGTTGGCGGTCGGAGAGTTGCCAGAAGTAATTCGGGCAACCCGAGTCATCCACGGGGCCAACGCCACGGATTTCGAGCGTGTTGGCGGTGGAGGGAAAAACTTTGACGGGGACGATGGGAGTTTGCATGGTGAGTGATTAGACGAGGACGGGAACGCGATACGTGGTCCCGGTGGAATCTTGGATTGTGACGTATCCGGTCCCGACAACAGCGCCGGCGACGTAGGCGTTCGCGAGGCGAAGCGCGCCCGAAAGAATCGTTCGCTGCGACGTGTCGAGGGTAAGGGCGGTGGTGCCGTTGGATACAAGGTCAATGGAACCGGCGCTTAAAAGCCTGACCTCACAACTGCCTCCAGAAACATTTGCAAGGCTAACGTAACCAGCAGTTCCCATATTTAGGGCAGCAGTAGTCTGCGTGCCGCCGAATCTAAGAAGTCCTGCGGAATTGCGGTGAATGGATGTGTCAGTGGAGAACACAATTCCGTTGGTTGCTGCGGTCGTGGTGCCTGCTCCGCCAAGTTGCAGGAGTGCGCCGTAGTCGGTGGTGGTGCCGAGGAGAAAACGTCCGTCGGTTGCTGTAAACCTAGCTTTTTCAACTGAATTAACGTTGAAGGAGATAAAACGACTCGCGGCGAGTGTGTTGATATAAAGGCCTAAACCGTTGTATCCAATTTGAAAATCTCCGTTAGCGTAGGTCGTTCCGCCGATGCCGATTCCGGCGACCGCCGAGAGAACCAGATTTCCAGACACAAGAGTGGTTTGCCCCGTCCCGCTCGGCGTCAGCGTGATGTTTTGGTTGGTGCCGAGCGCAAACAAAGCAAGACCACCGCCCGCGCCAACGTTGCTAATGTATCCCGCGTTAATCCCGCCGGGAATAAACGTCGTTCCAGTGCTGGACATCTGTAACGCATCGACACCGTTCGAAGAAAAACGAACATTTCCCGATGACGAACGATAAAACCCCGTGTCCGTATCCGCCGCAAAACTAATGCTCGGCGCGGCGGCGGTGCCGTCGGCAAAGAGGCCGATGCCTCCGATGGTGTTGTAGGCGGTCCCGCCACCGCTACCCAGAACAGACGGGTGATTGGAGAGCATGTTAGGATTGGAGGGCTGACGAGAAGATCACTGCGTCAGCAGTTGCGGTAGAACTGCGGATAAACTTGGAGGCGTTGAACTGCGAGACAGCCCAAGTGTAGGCACTGCCCGGGTAGAGGAGGTGTCCCACGGTGCTCGTCGGATCGGTGCCGTCCCAGCGGACTCGCACCGAATCGGTCTGCACGTCGAAGGTGACGTAGTTGACCCCATTGACGGCAGGGGATGCGGTGTAACCGGCAGGGGCTACCGCAGCGGTAGAGACCGTGAGTGATTGGCTGGCGACCGGAGACCCGGCGACCATGGCACGAAAGGGGTAGGAGACGTTGGCAGTGGAGAAGCTCATGTTAGTAGGCGGGTCGAGAGGTTAAGTGGCTTTGGACCTTCATCGGAGAGATGGAGTTCATCTGGCGTTCGATCACGTCAAACTGGTCGCCCATCTTCCCCTCTGCAATACTGTAAGCGGCTTGAGCCTTGTCCATCTGACCATCAGCAATCAGCCAATCGCCGTAGGATTGATAGGTGCAAAATTGCAGGAACACCTCGTAGAACGGAATGACCTCCCAGCTGGTTGGGGTGGTGGTGGGACTCTGACCAGCGGTCGTGGCCACGATGCACTTGTAGAAATCCCCGTAGCCTGCGGTGCTGGTGAAGTAGACTTGCTGGTCGACAGTGTAGGTGCTGGTCGCGCTGTAAACGTCGCCAGAATAGGTGGGAGCGGTCTTGCGGTAGTAGATGTAGACCGGGTTGCTGGGTGGGGCACCGTAGAGATTGTTCTGGGCTACACCGTTGTTGTAGACGACGTACTGATACGGCGTCCCGTTGATAATCTGAATGCCTTGTGGCAACAGGTTGTAGCCAAACTGAGAAGGGAAATTGCTGGCGAAGGGAGAGCATGGCCAGACGTTGAAGACGACGTCGATGGTGGATTCTCCCGTCTGATCCCACTCCAGAATGAGATCTTGAACAGGGGTGTTGCTGGTCTGTTGCACCAACGCGCCCCAGAAATACGCACCCTTGGCGGTGTCCCCTGCATAGGAAAGGGTGGAGCCATCGGACGACAGTTGCAGCGTGACCGATCCGCTAGACGTGGCAGCCACGTTGGCGGTGAACGTCGCTTGGCAGAGCCAAAAACCGTTGGGCTGCTGGGCAATCGTGGTGGTGGTGAAGTTGGTCGCCGTGCCCACCACTCCGGTCGTCGTGTTGAAGAACGCCGTGTAGGTGGTGACTCCATCCGTGACCGACAGGTACTGGAATGCCCGACCATTGGGGCGAGCGTAGAACGAGACCGTATAACTGGTCGACGGGAAGAAGTTAGTGACCGTCTGCACCACCTTGTGGGCAGAGTTGGCCGCAGTCTCCATCAGCTTCGTGGCAGTTACATTCCCATCTGCTGGGTTCGATACGCTGTTCGCGGTGGCTGTCACCGCCGTAGCCGTCCAGACCGAGGTCTTGGACAGGTTGTTGGGGTAGGTCAGACGGTTCCCGAGAAATCGTGCCTCACCGTAAGGGCAGATCTCCATCCACTGCCCGTCGCCCCACATCTTCGACAGTGCGGAGTTGAATGCCGCGTTGGCGGTCGCCGCAATCTCTGTCGTCAGTCGGGACGTGGGGATCCCCACCAACGAAGACCAGTTCGTCAGGAACGTAGAGTAGTGACTGACGAGACGGGCCATGGGGTTACCGCATCCCCATCGGGCGTGAAGGATTGAACAGGTCCAAGAGAGACACCGGAGACTTCTTCTTCTTGTCGGTGATGTTCTCGGTGTCGGCAGGAGCGGGGCGATACTGCTTGTGACGCTTCAGCAGGAGTGCAGACCATTCCGAGATGTCGCCTTTGATCCGCTTCTTCTCGGCGTCGTCTTTGGCCTCGGACAGTTGGTCGCGCAGGAACTTCAGATGCTCCATGCCATCCTTGACCGCATCGTCATTGGATTTGTCGAGGTCTTCGTCTCCATAACGCTCGCCCGTCTCGATGGACTTGGACTTTTTATCTTTAGCTATGAGGGCATCCGCGATCTCAATACTTTCGTCACTGAGCCCTTCGTTCTCTGGGAGCTTTCGCTTCTTCCCGATCACGGTGAACTTGGTCACTGGGATGCCCTCGACTACGCCACCGTCTTCGCCTTCGTCGAGTAGGTCGTCATCCTTAGCCAGCCGCTTGCTGGTCACGGTGAACTTGGTCATCGGGACGCCATCGACTACGCCGCCGTCTTCGCCTTCGTCGAGCATGCCCTCGCCCATGCCGTCCTCCTCGCACTCAGGGCAGATCTTTCCACGTTTCTTACACTCGGCACAATGGTTGGATTTTGGTTTCATGATCAGACAGGTTTACCGTTGATGAAGGTTTTGCCGTGGCGGAAATCGCCTTTGCGACGGGGGCGATAGCCCGGGGCGCACAGTTCAGGGTTGTCCTTGAGGAGGTCGTCGATCCAGTTCTCTTCATGGCCTCGCTCGGCGAAGCAGCGGAAGTACAGGCGACGGTCCATGCTGGTGATCCTTTGGCCGAGGGTGTCGATCTGTATCGAGCCTGCCTGCCTCATCACCCGTGACAGTTTCTCTTGCCGCAGTTGGGCAGCGACCTTCTCCGCAGGCACATGCCCCCGGATCTCGGCCTCAAACTCGTCCAAGAATGATTGTGGGAGGCCGGTAATCAGGTCTCCACTTCCGGTGGCTTCGTAAGACATAAAAAGGGTGGGGCACATGGCTAGGCCATGTGCCCCTCACACTCAACTGCCAATTACGGCAGGAGAGCGGTATTGACGAGGTTCAGGTAGATGTCCAACTGACCCGCCGTGAGTGCAGCAGGACCGCCCGTGCCCGCAGCCGTGAAGGTCGCGACAAGGTTGCGGGAAGCCGTACCCGTGGTGTTCGTCAGGACCGCAGTGCCTACCGTCTGGTTCAAGAACGCCGCCGTGAGGAGGGTCGTGGACGAGGTGAGCGCAGCGGTGGACGAGGTGGTGCCGACAATGATGGTCGCCGCAGTGATACCAGTGAAAGCCGTCGTGATGTTGACACCAGCTTTGTCGATATACCACTTGGCCGGGGTCGCGCCCAACGTCATCGTGACGGTGTCGCTGGCCCCAGTGCCGTAGAGGATGTCGGTCGAGAGCACGCGGAAGCGTGCGTTGTAGCCGGTCGCCGAAACCTCTTGTTCAGAGAGGGGGGTGACGCGGGTGGGCGAGATCGTGATTGCTGTATCAGCCATGGTGTGGGTTCTCCTTTAGGTTAAGTGTTAGCTGGATCCGGCGAATTTGCCGAGACCGCGAGGATTCTTGACCAGCAGCAAGAGAGCCGACTGGACAAGGCCGCGACGGCCACCACCCTGATTCTCAAGCTCCATCGAGTCGACGCCGAGCATGGTGCCGATGCCGACCAGCTGGGGGTCGATGACGTAGCCACGGGCCATCTGCTGATTGGTCGTGGTCGTGACCGCCGAACCGTCCAACAGGCCGTTGAACATGTCGGGGATGATCGTCACGGTGTGGAACGAGCCTTTGTAGACCGAGACATCGAGGTCGATGCGGTTACTGGCAGCGTCTTGGGAGACCTGATAGGTCTTGGTCGTGCCCGAGGCACCCTCAACACGTTGGAACGTGTTGATGGCGGTCATCAGGTTAGGGCCAGCGAACAGCGAGTAGGCGCGACGTCCACCGTTCTGGGTGAAGATCGAGCGGAACACGCCGTTGAAGGTGGCTTCCGTGAGGGAAGCCGTCGCCGTGGCGTCGATGTTGCCGGACGGCGTGAGGAACGCCGTGGGGACAGGATTCACGGTCTGAGCCGTGGACTGGATCCACTTGCCAAGGCCACGGGTCTTGTAAGGCAGGAGACCGGTGTCGGCCTGCATGTCGTTGTCGGAACCGATGGCGGCTTCGATGGAGCGTTTCAGCTCGCGCATCGCCTTCACCTTGGAGTTCGCGACTTCACCGTCGGTGCCCGCCGGGTCGGAGGCTTCTTGGAGGTCCGAGACCATCCAAGGACGCCAGAACTTCTGGATGTAGTTGCCGAAGCGGGCGCGGTTGGCGGCTTCGTTGTTGAACGCATTGACGTCTTGGCCTTCCAAGACACCTGCGAAATCAACATTGGCGAGAGTGTCAGCCTGCCACGTTTGGTAGGTGTTGGTGACTTTGGTCGTCTTCGCGAACGAAGACGTCTTTGGGCAATCCTCGGGTTCAAGGATTGTGAGGAAGTTCGTGAGAGCTTCGCGATCTCCGGATACGTTGTATGATGTTGCTAGAGCCATGGTGGTTTATCGAGATTTTCTAAGTTGTTCGTGTCGTAAAAGGAGGCTTTGCGCGTCTGCCGAATTGATCCCGCCCTTGCTTACCATTTTCGCCATCTCTGCGGAGAGTTTGCCACGTTCACCATTTGCTGCCGGTTGCCGAACTGCTGAAGCCGATCCAGAGGATACCACTGCCTGATCGCTGCTCGGCTTATTGGCCGGTGCTTTGGGTTTGGTCTTGGCTGCCGCAGCTGCGTCCTCCGCTAGTGCGCGGAGACCTCGGATCTGCACCCCGAGAATGTACTCCGCCTGAGGCATCGACATGATCGTTGCCAGTGCGGGGTTTTTGCGGGCTGCTTCGGCAATCTTGTATTCAGGAGAACTGGTGTCGGTGAGGAAGGGGAACTGGATGTGCGCTTGTCGGGTCGACTCGATTCGGGTGGCAATGAATTGCTCTCGCTTCGGAATGTGATCTTCCAAAGTTGCCCGGGCTTGGCGTCGTTGACTGATGAGATCTGCCTTCGTATAGGAGACATCCCCTATATTGTGGTAGGTCACTTCGCGCTCGTCTCCAGTTACTGGGTCGACCACGGTGCTTACATTCCACCGTGATGGATCTTCCAAGACTTCTTCGACGTACCGTAGGGCATCTTTCGCCGTCTTCTTCAGATCGGCCAGTGCGGCTGGATCATTGAAGCCTGACAGCGGTTCAGAGGCTACTACGATTGGCGGGGGTGGTGGCGTGGGCGGCGCAGCCGGTTGGCTGTTGAGCTTGGCTTCCACTTCCCTGAGCTTGGCTTTGGTCTCCTCCATCTGCGCTTGAATTGCAGAGGTCTTGGCCAATTCCTTGCGCAGTCGTCGGTTAAAGATCTCCTGTTGTTCGGGAGTGAACGAATGGGTTTGAGAAGGAACGGGGTCGGCCTCCGTCGTGGGAGTCTCGGTGGCAACCTCAGTCGTCTCGGATGCTGGAGTCTCTTCCGTGGTGGCTGTTAATTCGGGAGCCTGCTCGGCCCTCGCTGTCGGAGTTTCTTGGGTCTCAGTGGAAGTATCTTCCGCAGCTTGTCGGGTTGGCGATGGCGAAGATGCTTTGCTGGCCGAGGCCAACATCATCATCGCTGCCGCACCCGTAGAGATATTTTCCGACCCGGACTTTGACGCATCACCTGTAGAAGCTGGTGAAGAAGCTTGAGAAGTTTCTGACGACATGTTTTACGTAAACAAGAACCGTTGTCTAACATCCTGACGCATGGCTGAAGTGCCAAGAACCATAGCCAAGTCCTAAAACTGGTTTCAGGTCAACAACAAAATTACAGCGCCGCTTCTTCTGCCGCCCGGTTCAATGCTTCCTGATACAGGGATAGGATTGATTCGTAGCTGGCGATCTCTCCGATGCAAGCCAGTGTGGCCCGCTCATTGACGATCACATTGCCATCGCAAAGGTTGGACACCGCAGCCTCGCGCATGGACCGAACCTCCGCCATGAACTCGGCGAAGCGGGTATCCTTGGCCAGCCCGAGGAGGGCATTCTGCAACCGCTTCTGGGCTTTGACTGAGTCTTGAGGAGGCATATTAGACCGCTCCTAAACGCCCGATCCGGGCATTGTTGCGCTGGGTTTTCTGAAATTCCGCCTGCTTCATCAATTTCTCGATGCGCTTGCCGAAGGGATCCTGCGGGTTCTGCATCTTGGCTTGGACCGTGGGGTCTCCCTGAAGGTAGTTCTGGATGACTGAGAGGGCGAGATCTGGGGGCGTGCCCGGACTCAGGTCTTGGTCGATGCCTGAGTACACCTTGGTCAGCATGTCCTGCACGTCGCCGGATGCCCGCTGCTGGCCTACCTCTTTGGGGTCCAAGATCATCTCAGCGATGGTCGGGTCGATGGCGTTGACCATGACTTGCAGCCACTCAGAGTAGTTGACCATGCCTTCACGGTCGCCCGTGGCTACGATCTTGGCGATCTGCTCCAGCTTGGCGAAGGTCTGGTCAGGGCTCATGCTGTCGACCGAGAACCGCAACACGAAGTCGAACTGCTCATCCTCCTCGCCCTTGCGGAACTCGACGGGGTCTACTTGCTTCAGGCCGACCACCCGGTAGTAGGTCTCCTCTTTGCCGAACTGCTTGAAGAGCTGCCAGCACTGGAGATAGACCTTGTTCCACCCGATGAGGAACTCGTCGGCCTCGTCCTGCGTCAGCAGGGGGGTGTAGGTCGGGTCGCTTGAATTGGTGGCAAACCCGAGATAGCCGTTGAAGTCGGACTTCAACTCCTTGTAGCTGGCCTCAGTACTGGGAGAGTAGGAGGGGGTGGTGCCGAAATGGTACTCACCGGGCCGACGTTCCGCGATACGCGCACCCGCACCCCACCGCAAGGGCGGACGCCCTTGGGGGTACATGAGTGGGGGCATGATCTGCATCGAGGCGTTGTCGATCAGCGAGTCCTTGTGGACCTTGATCTGCTGCTGCAACGGCTTGCCCGGTTCTGGAATGCCCCGGGAGTCGTGCAGTTTGCGGGACAGATGCTCCCGGCGGAAGATGGTGAAAGGGTACTGGCCATGGGCGTAGCCCAGCAGTCCCGTCTTGGCGTAGCCCTCATGGCTGCCGTCCGGACCCATCTTGGGGTTGAAGATGGTCAGGTAAATGCCCGCGTTGCCGTCCTCGTCGGACAGCCGTTGATAGGCGAACACCACTCCGATGAGGTTGGTGAACTGGCTGCTCTGGAAGGTGAACGAGCGACCCATCGGTTGGTTGTACTCGTTCTGGGTGTTGGTGATTAACTGCCCACGGCAGGTGGTGATCGCCGCCTCGACCCATGCCTCGTCCCAGCCGGAGGTATTGACGAAGCCCCGCAGCTGCTCGGCGGTGTAGTACTCCACGCGGAACATGGCCGAGCAGGTCTCCGGATCGGTAGACTCAGCCGGGATGAAAAGGTTCTGATTGAGGTTGAATGCCCGAATGACCGGTCGGGACTTCTTGCGTGAGACGGTAGGGACGGTGGTCGTCTGGGATTTGCGCAACTCGGCCAGCATCTTCTTCGCCTTGGCCCGGGAGCACTGGTACAGGCTGACAAAGATCTCGACCAGCTGGTCCTCACCCTCGGTGGAGTAGAGGACGGCAGTGAGGTCGGCCTCGGGGGACTGGGCCTGAAGTTGTTCCAGTGTGACGGTGGTGAGGATTCGCTCCTGACTCTCCTCCCAGAAAGTGCCGATGGCCCCAATACCCTGTTCTTGGACAAAGTTGGCCAGCAGCTTGACCTCCCGAGCGACTTCGGGGATCTGGGTCTGGACCATCCAGCGCATGAAATTGGCCACCGTCTTGGCCCGCTTGATGTCGTTGCCTTCGACCGGAGTGGCTGAAATGCCTGCCCGTCGAAACGCCATGCACAGCATGGCCACCTTCTTGATGATCGCTTCGTCAGTCAGGAAGACCTGAAGATCCGACGCCCCGTCCCATGGAGTGGGGTCGATCTTGGATCCCTCACGGGCGTGCTTCTTTCCATCGGCACTCTGACCGGACCACAGGGCGTAGCGGGTATTGAAATTCTCCTCACACTGGTCGAAGAAACCTTGCAGGTTGGCCAGCGTCGTATTGAACGTCTTGGACAAGAGCGCATGATCCGGCCCGTCGTTACCAGCGGGGGCGAGTTGCAGACCGGCATCGGCCTGACCATCAGTAGTGCCCGAATAAGAACTCATACGTTTTTAGCAGGTAGGTTGCAGGGCGGTCATAAGGCAAGTCTAATATACGCCCGTCCGGTTGCGATCCTCGGTGACGGGAGGGACATACTCGCACCCACCTTTGCGCAGGTAGCGAAGGCAGTCGACGAAGTCCTTGGTGTGCTCCTTGCCTCCCAGTTTGCCGGTGTACTCCTGCATGGCGTAGATGAAGTTCTCGCAACGGTCGGACACGTAGAGGCGGGGGGAGTTCAGGCTGTCGATGGGCTTCTTGGTATCATAGGCCAACAGGTTGGTGATAAGTTGGATGCCGTCCTCGATCTCACCCCGGTCTGACTCCGAGACCGCTGCGGGGGCTGGGATCATGCTGATGCCGCAGTCGTCCAAGTCCGAGATGATGGTGGTTGCTCCCCGGTCCTTGGTCTGGCGCTCGGCGGCTCCCATGCGTGGGTCGATGAACCGCTCAAAGATCTTCTCCGTCCCCTCGGCATCCTTGATGAGGCTGACGTAGCCCTTGATGTCCAAGCCGATCCCCTTCTGGGCCGGACCCTCCTTGTCCCCGGGGAGCGCCCAGTCGCCGTAGCTGACGTCGGGCCACTCCCGGTAGACCCACCACGTCCCGCGCACGTCGATGGCCACCCACAGCATGCACCAGTTCTTGGACCCGCCCAAGTCGATGGCCATGTAGCGGGTGATGGGGTAGGGGATCTCGCCTCCCTTGGCATTGAACTTGGGCTTCAGCCATGGGAGGTCGTCGTGAGAGACCACGTTGACGTCCCGGCTGAAGAGGGGGAAAGCTGAGCTGACCGACTTGGTCGGTACTCCGTAGGCGCGGGCGAGGATGACCTCCCGGCTCTCCGAGCCGTAGAGCTTCATGAACTCCGTAATATCTGTAAATGGGTTGTCCTCGGTCCAAGCGTAGTGGATGCAGCAGGATCCCACCGACAGGCTCTCCTGCATGACCGGCAGATTGGCCATGATCTTGGGGTGGTTGCAGAAGCGGGTCTTGAGGGTGCGGGTCTTGGCGAGGATCTTTTCGATGGTCTCGTTCCAACCGTCGACGACGGTGTAGGTCAGCAGCATCCGGCCATGGTAGGTGCCCAGTCGCCCCATGCGGATCGTCTCAAACAGGTCGTAGGGAATTTTTTCATCGGCCCAGACGAAGTGAGCCTTGATGCCTTCGATGATCTGGCTGTTCTGAGAGAACTGGGCGAAGTTGTAAAATTTTATGGAGCCGCCCCTCCGGTAGCCCTTGGAGGGTGGGAGGATGGCAATCGAGTCGGTGAAGCCGTTCTTCTGCGAGTATTGAAGGCTGTGATACGTACCCTTTTTCGTGGACACATTGCGCAGGTTCTCCGGCAGGGACTCGTAGACGAAGCGTTGCTGGTCGTCGATTGACCGTCGGTCGGAGATGTGAAAGCCGTAGACCTCGGCCTCGGGGATGGTCGAGGCAGCCCAGACCGTCATGCGTGCGCCGAGCGTGGTCTTCGAACTTTGGTTGCCCCCCAGAAGTACGTGGACGTTGTAGTGCGGCCAAGCGTCCATCACCTGATCCCAGACCGGGGGTGCCCAGCCCCAGCCCACGGGATTCTCCTGCATCTTGGCCTCGACCATCTTGCGATGGGAGACGTACTGCCGGAGTTCCGCATCGGACATCGCGGCCAGTTGCTCCGGTTTTAACGGTGGCACCCACGGTACGCCGAACCGGGGCTGGAACTTGTCGGCGTATTGAATGCTGGAGGCCATCGGGTTTAGCTGTTGACAATGTTGCAAAATGCAACATTGTCAAGTTCTTCAATGGCCAAGACCCCCAAACTGAGACAGGTACGGATCGCCAAGGATGTAGAACCCTTGATGCTTGCCGCCATGTTGGAGAGTTCCCGGTCTGCGCCCGCTGAAGTAAACCATGTCCTCCGTAAAACATATCTTGCCCGACGCCTCCGTCTACGACCGCGTTGAAGATCTGAAGCTGCCGTTCGACGGCCAGACTTTCCCCTCCGCGCTCTCGCCGGTCTTTGATGATCTCGTCGGGAAGTTGAAGGCCAAGGTGGTCATTGAGGTCGGCTCGCACAAAGGCGGATCGGCAGTGCGTTGGGCCGGGGCCATGGGGGCGGAGGGGAAACTCTACTGCGTCGACACTTGGCTGGAGTCTGCGGAGGCAGTCCTGAACAACTCCCAGACGTACACCATCCTCCGCCAGAACGGTCATCCCATGACCTACTGGCAGTTCCTGACGAACATGAAGTCCCGTGGCCTGCAAGACCGGGTGGTGCCCATCGTCAACACCTCTGCCGAAGGGGCCATCCTGCTGGGTGCTGCGGAGGTGGTGGCTGACATCATCTACGTCGACGCCTCGCACACTTTTCGGGCAGCCTATCAGGACATCTGCGACTACTGGCCGTTGCTGCGCAAGGGTGGGGTGATGCTGGTCGATGACCTGACAACCTATCCTGACGTGTACGCGGCCATGCTGCGGTTCGTATCCGAGCAAGGTCTGTGGAGCAGCTTTGAAGCTGTCGACAACAACACCTTCGGTCTGCTGACCAAGCCATGAATTGCCAGACGTTGCAGTTAATCGTGACCTACGCCGGGGACATCACCGAGCGAGTGATCGAAAGCGGTGTTTCAGACCCCTCCCAGATCCGGCTCAACGCCTCGGGCAACACTGAACAGGTGTGTGCTGGTCTCATCCATCCCCACATGGACCCCATGCTGGTCATTGAGATTATGGGGGAAGATCTTTTGAATGATGCCCGGAAAAACGGTGAGGTTCTTTCCCACCGCTGGGTCACCCACCAACATATCCAACCATGAGCCAAACCATCCAAGCCCGTTCGATCAAGATTCTCCCCAGTCAGACGCTGGATCTGCCGCTGCATTGCAAGCTGCTCGACGTCCATCTGGACATCCGCCACAACAACTGCCTCCTGTGGACCTTGGAGGACAAGGAGCGGACAACGGAGAAAGTGGACATCATTATGCTTACGGTGGATCAAACGCTCACTCCCGAGAACGCCCGGTATGTGGGCAACTTCAAGGGCAATGCCGGGGTGTGGCAGGTCTTCGCGTTGCGGGCTTCGGAGAAACTCTTCGCATGAACTCCCGTAAAGACTTCGTCAAATTGTCCACGGGTGACATCATCCCCGTCAGTCAACTCCACGGCGTGGTGATTGCGAAGAAGTGGCTCTGGCTGAAAATGCAGTGGTCGTTCCGCGTGACCATCACCATGGCCGCCGCGACTTACAGCATCGGGTTCTCCTCCCGAAAAGGGGCAGAAGATTTTTCGGATGAAGTTTTCCTCGCTTTGACCGCACCATGAAAAAACGTGTCCTCGTCTCCTGCTCCGCCAAAGGTGGAGTCCCTTACTACTGGTTCTCGTCCTACGATCAGATGATGCGGATGGACCATCCCGACTACTCGTTTGAGTTCGTGATGGAGTCGGGCAACTCGGCCATCAGCATTTCCCGCAACATCGCGGCAGCCTCGGCCATTGAGCAGGGCTACTGGAAGCTGGTCCAGATCGACAAGGACCAGTTCTGGAACCCGTCCCAGTTGGTGGCCTTGGTGTCCCGTGACGAGGACATTGTGGCTGCGCCCTACGTGAAGAAGAAGAGTGGGCCGGTCTCGTGGCTGATCGTGAAGACGCCCGGTGCCGAGGTCCGTGAGGACGGACTGCTCCAGTGCGACTTCGTCGGCACGGGCATGCTGTCCACCTCAGTGTCGGCCTTGCAGCACATGGTCGACTTCTTCCCCGAGCGCAGGTTCGACTACGAGGATGAGAGCGGGAAGACCAAGTCCATGACCGAGCTATTCCCCATTGGGCTGGTGGGTCCGAACACCCCGGAGGGGAAGCTGGCCCGGATGGCCTTGGCCGGTACTTTCCGCGAGATGCAGGACATCCTGCACACCGACATCGAGGGAGGAGGAGGGGCCAGACTGCTGGGCGAGGACTACGGCTTCTGCCATCTGGCCCGCAAGTCCGGACTCAAGCTGTGGTGCGACACCCGTCAAGTGGTGGGCCATGTGGGCGACGTCGTGTACCCGATCACCCCTGAAGCTCTCAGTTCTCCCGCTTCCATCCCGACCCACTCTCTCTGCCTCGACAGCTACTAAAACCCCCATGCCTAAACACACTCCAGAACAGCTTGCAGCAAAGAGGCGTTTGGCGAAACAGAAGTCCGCTGTTCGCACTGCCATGATCGAAGGGGATCTGGCCTTGGCCAAGTCCATCGCGGCCAAGGAGGGCTTTGACCTCCAAGACGCCCGACTGCCCCTGATCTACAACAACCCCTCGGAACCGTTCTTCGCGGCTCTGGATCTCGGGGAAGATGAGGCAGTGGCAGTGGCAGAGGTGGAGGTGGAGGTGGCAGAGGTGAAGGAGGTGGTGCTGGAGAACGGGTGGCCGGTGGAGTGCGAGGCCGAGGTCTGGGGTCTATGCACCAACGCCAGTCTGATCATCGTGAAGCTCGACGACGGGCGGAAGGTGTCCCTGCAAAAGACCCGGGGTCTCCCTTACCGCACCCGGGACCGGATAGCGGTCAAGCTGTCCAAGTCTTTGGGAGACCCCCTCTACGTCGAACTGCCAAGGGCTACGACTGCGTTCTAAATAACGTCGAGGTCGATGACCTTCTTCTCTCCTCTCAAAGAGGAGAGAAGCTCCTCCCGGCTCATGTCGCCGTAGTTGTTGATCTGGACGCTCAGGTTGCCCTGAGAGGGCTTGGAGTTCATGGCTGCCAGCTTGTCCACCGAGATGGCCAGTGTCATGTTGAGGTCGCTCAACTTCTGTCCGCCCTCGGCCAGTTTCTCCTGAATACGGTCTACGGCCATGTCGGCCAGAGAACGCAGACGTTCGGAGAACAGAGCCTGAAACTCTTCGGCAGATGCCCCTACCACTCGTTGGATCATGGCCCGATCATCCCCGGTAATGGGCTTACATGTCGAGCCTGTTCGTGGGACCGACTTACCAGCGATAGCCCGCTCGGCAAATTCGTCGATGACGGCATCCAGTTCGTAGGTTCTTTTCTGCGCCTTCCTTTGGGCAGAGAGGTTTGGGTTGCCCCCTTTAAGGCCGTTCAGTCGATTGATTTCGCTGCGGGTCATATGGGTGAGTCTTTGTCGGCCAGTAAGCGGGAGATCCGGTCGTCTTTCAACGCATTTCCCAGTTTGGCCAGTCGCTCGGATTCGGTGACCGCTGCCAAGGCTTTGGTCAGGGATTGGACTTGGGTGATGGCCTCTTGCAGTTTGGACTCGGTAATCTTGAATTGGGCCAGCTCTTCGCGCAGAACCTTGCAGCGTTCCCGGTAGCGGGCGGTCACCCCCTTCATCAGGGACAGTCGGATGATCTCGCGGTCTTTCGAGGCGAGCTTGCTGTGCAGTTCGTCGAAACGCTGCTGCCACTCGGCAACGGTCTTATCAAATTCTTCGTCGTTCATATATGGGTCTTGATGGCTTTGGCTCTGCGTTCCTTGATCAGGTGTGGTAGGCATAAAGTGCGATTGGGGGCTGCGGGCTGGCTGCATTGGCGGCAGATTCCCTGTTGTGACCGGCGAAGGGACCAGAGGAGCTTGGCCTCCAGTCGGGCCTGTGCGATAGCGGTGTGCTGGTGGCAGTGACGCCTGCCCTTGACGGCGCACTGGCCACAGATGACGCATAGGCCCATTGCGACCCTTTCCGCCCTCTTCAGGGCAGAAGCACGCCTCCGTTCCGCGCTTCGCGCAGAATGGATAGGGCACAGGGTCTGGCCGGGGATCACTGCTCCATTGCAGTGGGTGCAGAGGTTAAGGGCTTTGTGCTCCATTCTCCACTGAGCTTTCGATTTCGCCATGCGTTCACCAGATCGGGGGGCGTTGGCCGAGTCAAGAGTTTTCCCAATAAAAATGGGGGATCTCCCGCAAAACTCCGCCTATAATCAAGTATTATGCTTTTCGGGCTGTATATATATTTTTTATTATTATTTCTATAATTTATCTCGCGTGTAAAGTAAATCAAATAAAATAAAATACGGTAAACAATAAATCCCGTAATCTGGCGGAGTTTTCCGGCAGCTCCCCCATTCTACTTGGGAATATCTGACCGGCCCTGAACTGGGGGAAGACCTACTCCGAACTGGGGGAAGACCTACTCCGAACTGGGGGAAGACCTACTGTAAAATTCGATTTGGGGGTTCCAATGGATAATAAGAATTGCGCGAGCGCCCGCGCCTGACCCCCTCCCCCCCTCCCTGCTCCAGATCTGGTGCCTCGCTCCACCCGAATACCGGTCTCCCGCCGTGCCCCCACGGTCTCGTATCCGCTCCCCGCATACACGCAGCGCAACCCCATGCGGCACAAGCACTTCCGCAGACAGCTAGGACCGAACTTAACATAATCACCATTGTACGTTACCGGAGCGCAGACGAGTGCGGCGCAGGCACTTACGCAAACAGGCACCCGGCACCCGGCGACTGCGGCACCCGGCACCCGGCACCCGGCGGCACCCGGCTCCGGCGGCACCCGGCTCCGGCGGTCGACGGCGGAATCCGGCGACTAGGAAACGATTCCTGCTAGTTGAAACCCATTCTCAATAACTTACGTAAGTCGCTCCCAGATCAACTTCCCCACGTCCCCACGTCCCCACGTCCCCACGTCCCCACGTCACCCGTCACCCGTCGCCGGATCCCGTCGCCCCACGTCACCCATCACCCGTCACCCGTCACCCGTCGCCCCACTTGCGTAAGTCGCCCCACT